CGGCCCGGGCCGGATGCACTGGTACAACGGGGTTCGGTCTGACTACTACACCCAGATAACCAGCGAAATCAAAGCGCCGTCCCGGCAACGGGGAGGCCGCAAGGTGTGGCAGCTGAAATCCGGTGTGCGTAATGAGGGTCTGGACTGCGAAGTTTACGCCCTGCATGCGGCCCGCACCGTGAAAGCCCATATCAAGAAGCCGGCTCAATGGGACGCCCTGGAGGCCCAGCTGAAACAGGGCGACCTGCTGGCGCCTTCGGTTCCTGAACCAGCCAAACGTACCGACGATAAAGCAGAGCCCGCGAAGGCCTCCAGCGCCGGCGCGAAGGTCACCATTTCCAAGCCAGAAGGCCGCAAGCGCAGCTTTGCTGATCTTGCCCGGAGAAACTGATGTCGACAAAACAGCAACTGATGGAAGCGAAGTCTGCCTACCACAAGCTTATGACTGGCCAGGCCGTGGTGCGGATCCAGCGGGACGGTAAAACGGTAGAGTTCCGCGCGGCCGATCGCTCCGAGCTCCGTGCCTATATCACAGAGCTGGAAGCGCAACTCAGCACCGGCCCAATCCGCCGGCGGCCTGCGAGGGTGTCTTACTGATGTCTGCCATTGCAAAGCAAGAACCGACTGTAAGGTTGCTGGATGCCTCCGGTAAACCGATGGCCAACGTGGGCGGCTACTCCGGTGCCGGCGCTGGTTTCGGTGGCCAGATGCGCCGCTGGAACCCGGGCGGCCGCACTGCGGATGCCGCCCTGTTGCCGGATCTTTCCAAGGGCAACGCCCGTGCTGAAGACCTGGTGCGCAACCATGGCATTGCCAGCAACGGTGTACAGCTGCACGTCGACAACATCGTTGGCCACATGTTCCGGCTCAGCTATAAGCCCCGGTGGCGTGCCCTTGGCATGACAGAGGCAGACGCCCGGGCCTTTGCCCAGGACGTGGAAGCGGCCTTCACCGAATACGCGGAAGACCCCGTGAACTGCTGGGTGGATGCCGAACGCAAGCGAACCCTCACCATGATGTGCCGCGAAGTCGTGGCCACACATGCCACCGTTGGTGAAGCCAGCGCCAGTGCCGAGTGGATCGACCGCACGGGTAGCCCGTTCCGCACCGCCATCAAGCTGATCAACAACCACCGCATCAGCAACCCGCATAACCTGCCAGACAATAACGAACGTCGCGGCGGCGTCCGTGTTGATCGTTACGGTGCGGCCGTTGGTTACTGGGTGCGCAACCACGACACCCACGGCGCCGCGTTTGGTACCAGCGGGCTGGGGTATGAATGGACTTACGTACCACGGGAAACCAGCTGGGGCCGGCAACAGTTCCTGCATGTGTTCGAGCCCCGTGGCGATGGCCAGACCCGGGGCGCGAACCAGTTCCTATCGGTGATGGAGCAGCTGCCCCAGCTCGGCAAACTGCAACACACCAAGCTGCAGAACGCCATCGTGAACGCCATGTACGCGGCGGTGATCGAATCCGAGATGGGGCCGGAAGCCGCCTTCGAATTGATCGGCGGCGAGACAGATACCGACAAGCTGCACGATTTCATGACCGTGCTGACGGACTATCACAAAGGTGCGGATATCCGCATGAACGGTGTCCAGATCCCGCACCTGATGCCGGGTGAAAAGCTGAACCTGATGACCAGCAGCAACGCGGACAACGGCTTCAGTGAACTGGAACGCTCCATCCTGCGGTGGTGTGCCGCCGGGATGAACACCAGCTATGAATCCCTGGCGAAGGACTATAGCCAGACCACCTACAGCAGCGCCCGGGCCAGCATGATGGAAAGCTGGCGCTACTACATGGGCCGCCGGAAGATCATCCCCAGCCGGTTTGCCTCCATGGTGTTTGCGCTTTGGTTTGAAGAGGCGCTGGACCGTGGCGAGATCCAGCTGCCCCGCAGCGCAACCCGGGATTTCTACCAGGCAAAAGCCAGCTGGTGCAATTCCGAATGGATCGGCGCCGGCCGCCTGGCCATCGACGGCCTGAAGGAAGTGAAGGAATCCGTGCTGCTGATCGAATCCGGCCTTTCCACCTTCGAGAAAGAGCTGGCCAAGATGGGTGAGGATTACCAGGAAGTGTTTGCCCAGCAGGTCCGCGAGATGGAAGAGCGGAAGTCTGCCGGCCTGCCGCCACCCAGCTGGATGAAAACCCAGGCACTGGCACCGGATCAGGAAGAGCCAGAGGTTGCACCTGGTACGGCTTAACGTTTCTGCAGGGTAGAGCAGTGGCAGCTCATCGGGCTCATATCCCGAAGGTCGCTGGTTCGAATCCAGCCCCTGCAACCAATTCCGAGCCCCGCCACGGCGGGGTTTTTTAATACCCGGAGAAAACTATGCGACACCAGAACATTGCAGCCCGTGTGCTGAATCAGCCGCTGTTGCTGGAGCCTGGCTATGCCCGGGTATTCATTGGCGCGCTGGCGCCTCGGCTGGGGATTGCCACCCTGCAGGATGAAACCGGCCTGGTGGAGACTCAGGAAAAGCTGCGCATGCGCGCGGATTCGTTTGATCCGGACCGGCCGCGCAACCGCCCCTATGAGGTGATGAACGGCATTGCCGTGATCCCCGTTGAAGGCTCCCTAGTGCACAAGTTCGGGCACCTGCAGCCTTATTCCGGAATGACCGGTTACGACGGCATCATCGCCCGCATTGAAGACGCGCTGCGCGACAACACCGTTACCGGCATTCTTCTGGATATCGACAGCCCGGGCGGTGAGGTCAGCGGCTGCTTTGACACTGCCCGCCGGATCCACGAACTGCGCGGCATCAAGCCGATCGGCTCCATTGCCTACGACATGGCCGCCAGTGCCGCCATGGCGATTCACAGCAGCACAGACTTCCGATACACCACCGCCACGGCCCGCAGCGGTTCCGTGGGTGTGGTGATGATGCACGCCAGTTTTGAGCGGCAGCTGGAAGAGGCGGGAATTGACGTAACCCTGATTCACTCCGGTGCTTTCAAGGTGGACGGCAACCCCTACAAGAACCTGCCGACACAGGTACTGGAGCGCTTCCAGTCGGAAAGCGACCGGCTACGCCAGGCATTCGCCGGAATGGTCGCTGACCAGATCGGCCTGTCTGCCGAAGCCGTCCTGGCCACGGAGGCCGCGATTTACACCGGGCAAGACGCAATCGACGTTGGATTCGCGGATGAGCTCATCAACGGTCACGACATGCTGGCCGCCTTCTCGGACTACGTCCAAACCACCCAAACGATCGGAGTAAGCACCATGACCGACAGCACCAAAAAGCCGGTGGCCCAGCAGCAACAGGCCACCACCGAAACCCCGGCCAGCAATGCTGGAGCGGAACAGGAACAAATCGTGGATACAGTGACTATCGCCGCAGATGCGGCCGCTGCAGAGCAGGCCCGCGTTGCCGGAATCCTGCGGTGTGAGGAAGCCGAGGGCCGCACCAAGCTGGCCCAGCACCTGGCGTTCAACACCCGCATGAGCGTTGAAGACGCCAAGGCCGCGCTGGCCGCTGCCGATGAAGCCCCCAAGGCTGCCAACAACAGCCTGCTGGATGCGGCCATGGGCAACACCAAACAGCCGAAGATCGGCGCTGATAACGGGTCTGCCGATGGTGATCCGGAAAAGCCTGATCCTTCAGTGGCCTTGATCTCCGACTACCGCAAGTTCACCGGCCGAGCCGCCAAATAACCGGCCCGCCGGTGGCGGGTAACTCTTTCACTTCGAACACGAGGAACAACCCATGAGCGACCAGATCGCACGTACCAGCACAGAAAACTTCCAGCCGGATAGCCTCATCATCGGCGGTCTGGCTGACTTCGGCCGTGGCAACCTGGCCTCCGGCCAGAACCTCACCCGTGGCGCCATCCTTGGCCGGGTAACCGCAACCGGCGTACTGACGCTTTCCGTTGAGACTGCCACAGACGGTTCCCAGGTGCCGGTGGGCGCACTGGCTCACGACATCGACGCCTCCGCTGGGGCTGAAGGTTGCCAGTACGTGCGCGGCGGTTGGCTGAATGAGCACGTGGTCAACTTCGATAACAGCTGGACTGTTGACACGCTCAACGCCGCCTTCGACGGCACGCCGCTGAGTATCGTTAAACCCTACTAACCAGCCCTAGCATGGCGTGACGCGCCAGCCCAACTGACATTTGACACTGTAAGAGGAAAACACCATGGCCTACGAAACAACCACGCTGCTCGCCGCCATGCGCGAGCTGGACCGGTTTAGCCCGTTTCTGCTGAACCTGCTGTTCCAGGAAGTCGTTACCTTCGGTACCGAAGAAATCGCATTCGACAAGATCGAACTGGATGAAACCCTGGCGCCCTTCGTCAGCCCGTACGTTGCCGGCAAGCCTCGCCGTGAGCGTGGCGGTGCGTTGCGGTCCTTTGTTCCGCCGACCATCAAGCCTCTGGACATCGTGAAGCCAGACCGGGCCCTGAAGCGCCAACCGGGCGAAGGCATGGATGGCGAAATGACACCAGAGCAACGGATGAACGCGGTGCGCATGGACATTCTGGACAACCACCGGAAGTCCATCCTTCGCCGGATGGAATGGATGGCAGCCCAGTTCCTTCGCACTGGCAAGATCGTGGTTGAGGGAGAGGACTACCCCAAATCGGAAGTGGATTTCGGGCGCGATCCAAACCACACGATCACTCTCAGTGGCGGAGCGGTGTGGGGCTCTGGTACCGACAAACCGGTGGAAGACTTCGAAGACTGGTTTGCCATGATGGCGGCGCCGTGCACCCACGTGCTGTTTGGCCAGGGTGCTTTCCGTAAGGCGCTGGCAAACGCAGAGTTCAAGGACCTGGTGGAAACCCGCCGCGGTTCAGACTCCGTGTTCGAAACCGCCCCGGCAACAAACCTGGCAATGTATCGCGGTAACTTCGGCGGTGCTGGCCCTGAGCTGTGGTCCTACACCGGTTACTGGCGTGATGAGAATGGCGTAAAGCAGCTGTTCATCCCTGATAACGGCGTGGCCTGTGTGTCTGTCGGTGTCGGTGGTGTTCGTGCCTATGGCGCCATCCTCGACAAGAAAGCCGGTTATCGCCCGCTGGAGATGTTCCCGAAGAACTGGGACAGCGAGAACCCACCGGTTGAGAACATGATGACCCAGAGCCGTGGCATGCCGGTACCTCGCCTGGCCGATGCCACCCTGTTCGCCACCGTAGCCTGATAGCCAGGCGGTAGCGCTACAGCAAGCCCTACCGGGGCCTGACCGGGCCCCGGTAATTCCTCAGATACAGCCAGAGAGTAAACAGCCATGACTTACATCACCGTTTCGCGCATTGAAGAGCGTGACAAGAAAGGCGAAAAAACCGTGATCCCTGCCGGCAAGGAACTGGATCTCACTCCAGCCCAGGCGAAGAAGTACGGCGCTGCCGTTGAGAAAATTGAAGAGGCGGAACCGGAAACCTCTGAAGGCGAAGACACCGGCGGTGACGGCTCGGCTGAGGGCGGAAACGCCTGATGTCTCGCAGTCTGTTTGACTCAGTGGCGGACTCTCTTGAGTCCGCCGTTGAAGACGCCTTCGCGGTGGATGCCGTGTACGCCGATGGTACCGGCGGTGTATTCGAGATCCGCTGCATTGTGGACCGTGACGTGGAGCAACGGGAGGCCTATGAAACCAGCATGCCGACTCGCCGCGATGAGATCGAGATCCGCAAGTCATACATTTGCAGCCCTCGCCGTGGCCACCGGGTAACGGTGGGGCAAACCACCTGGATTCTGGATGGTTTGATTTATGACGATGGGCACGTAACGAGGCACCATGCCAATGAAAGCCGAGATTAACCAAACAAGCCTCAATGGCGTTCGGGTCTTTCTTGCGGGGGTGAGCAAGAGTGGCCCCAAAATTATGTCGCGTACCCTCAACAAAACTGCAGAGAAGGGCCGGACTGAGGGCAGCAAGGGCATTCGGAAGCAGGTCAACCTATCGGCCGAATATGTTCGGGACCGAATGAAAGTGAACAAGGCAAGCCAGAATCGCCTGCAGGCCAGCATTTCCACTCCGAAGCGGGGCATGTTGCTGAGCTACTACCTCTATGGTGTGACTGGAGTAAGTCAGAAAGGTAATCCCACCCGAGGCGCGCTCCTGAAGTACAAGAAGGGCTTTTTCTCTGTGGCCAATCTTGATCAGCCCCTGAAGGTGAAAATCAAGCCGAAGCGCCCGCCTCAGACCCTGGGACCGAAGTGGTTCATTCTGCCCAAGCTGAAGAACAGCAACTTGCCTGGTCTCGCGAAGCGAGTGAACGGAAAACTGAAATTGCACGGGCCGTCCCTCAGCCAGGTCTTCACCGATGTAAAAGAAGACATTGCGCCCTCGTTGCTTGAGTACCAGGCAGAGCAGCTGTCCAAACAGATTGACACTGTGTTCCGGGGGTACTGATGGCTGACAGCATTCGAGAGCAGATCATTCAAGCCTTCGCCACAAGGATCAGCGCTCAACGGAGTGGGCAGGTTTCCATAGAGCAACCGCTGCCAGCGCGCGCCGTTTGGGACCTGGCGGAATCCTCAGAAAGAACCAGCTTTGGAAAGCTGGAAAACACCCTGACCCTCTCCGTCGGCATCATGGATAGAGTCGATATGCAGTTAAACAACAGCGTTCAGGCCAACGGCCTGCTGGCGGAACTGCTGGATGACGCGCTCAACCAGGATGCAACCCTTGGCGATCTGTGTGAGCGCATCAATTACACCGGATCCACCATTGATTACCCGGCCCCAGGCCAGAGTGAAATGGCCGTGCTGGCTGAGTTCGAGATTGTCTATCGAACCAGCAGCCGAACCCCCTACCAGAAATAACCCAGCGCCCGCTGGCGCCCGTAAACCAGGAGAAAGCTATGTCTACAGAAAACGCGAAGCTCGAATTTGAAGGCGGGCAAAATGCTTTTGCTATGATGGCCTTGTCGGATTCCGGCGATGCCAAGGTCTTCAACTCCGGTGAGGAGCTGTGGTCCCAGGCAGCCGGCGTGGCGCCAGTCGTTCGTCCGGATGGTCTGCTCACTGGCGGTAAGATTACGCCAGCGGCCGCCGGTGGTAACAATAACGTCGACCATGCGGCCTTCACGGCCAACGTCGGTGGTGAGGAAATCGCGGTTGCGGCGGGTTCGGATATTGCGATTACCCGGGCGATTAGCGACACCCACATCATCAACAGCCTCGTGTGCGACAGCGCCGGCACCGTGAGCGTCGTCTCTGGATCGGAAAGCACCAGCTTTGTGGAAACCCGTGGGGCCGCCGGTGGGCCTCCGTATATCCCGGTGGGCTCCATCGAGCTGGCGCAAGTGCGACTGAATGGCAGCACGGCGGCGGCGATCAAAGCCACTGAGATCTTTGACCTGGTAAACCGCCATACTGAAAAGGCCGATTTCCCGGTACCGGAAGTGGATTACATCAACGGTGCCGTGGAGTTCAGTTCTGTACTGCCGAAGATCCACACTGGCGATCTGCCCAAAGGCGTGCACGCCAGCTTCGCAACGCCGGAATTTATCGAGGCGTTTGATGCCTATGATTTCGTGCCCTCGGAAACCGGCTACAGCTCCAGCAGCACCCAGACCTACAGCCGGGTGAAGAACTCCCGTTCCAAGAGCCTGAGCAACGCCACCTTCAGCATCCTGCTCAAGGACGGCATCACCGATACGCTGGTGGGCAAGCAGGGCGAGAACATCTACTTCCGGTTCTATCCAGATCAGTTCAAGACCTACAACATCATCGAACAGGGCGTGTTCTCAATTGCACGTACATTCCCGGCCGGTGGTGATATCACCGCAAGCTGCACCATCAACGTTGATGAGAAGGGTAAAGAGGTCGCGCTGTGAGTGGCGGCTTTGACCTGGATGCATTCCGAAAAGCCAAGCTGAGCACGCGGGAAGAGGATGTCCCGCTGCCTGGCCTGGCTGCGGCTGGCTTCAGTGGTGAGGCGCCTGACCCGGGAACGGGAAAGGCGCCCCCGGTGGTGTTCCGGGTGCGGGGCCTGACGGCAGAGGAGCTGGCCAAGGCCAGAACCGAAGCCGATAACAGCAAACTGCTGATCAGTGTGAGTGAGCGCCTGGTTGGGTCTGAATCTGAAAAGGTGCAGGCCATACTGGATGCCCTCGGTATGGGTTCGGCAACGCCGGCCAGCCTGCGGCTAAAGATCTGCCACGTGACTCATGGTGTGGTTGAGCCGGCGCTTACGCAACAGGACGTTGTAAAGCTGGCAGACGGTTACCCTGTGGAGTTCGGCATTCTGGCTGAGCGGATCTATGACCTCACCGGCCAGGGGAAAATTGCCAAGGTAAAGCCAAAGCCCTCTGGATCGACCACGGAATCCAAGCAAGCCTAGCCCTTGCAGACCGAAAGGGCGGGTATCTGTTCGAAAGCCGCCCGGATGTCTTTCCAGAGGGCTACCTGACGGAAACCGAGATTGAGCTGTGGTGCCTGTGGTATGACGCGAAAAAGTGACGGATAGTGTGCTACAGTTTTACGAACTGTTACATGGAGGTAATCATGCGCCTGCTGTTGATTCTGCTCACCGCTCTCTCATTCCCCGCCTTCGCCGAGGTCTATAAGTGGACCGATGAAAACGGCAATGTTCACTTTGGTAGCCAGCCGCCTCCTGGTGAGCAGGAAGAAGTTCATATCCGAGAGAGCAAGACAGGCTCCATGGTCACGGAAAAGCAAAAGCGCATGATGGACCGGATTGACCAGAAGCGGGAGACCCGCCACCAGGAATGGATGGCCGAGGCCAGAGCTGAAAGAAACAAAACCAACTACGACTGCGAATCAGCCCGCTCTGACCTCGATTACTACCAGGAAGCCAGAGACGATATTGGCACCGCCGGTTACAAAGCGGGCGATATGCGCTACGTAAAAGACAAGATCTCTGATGCTCGGCGTAGAGTTCAGCAGCACTGCAGATAGATTTGTCCATTTAATTCCACAAGAACCTCGCTCCGGCGGGGTTTTTTTATGCCCGGAGAAAACATGGCGGACCTTAGCAAAACCGTAGAGATCATCTTCGGCGGGGTTGATAAAACCGGCGGGGCTGTGAGCTCTGTGGGGCGTAACCTGGACAGCCTCGTAAACAAGGCGGGCAATGTTACCGGGCCCCTGGCTGATATCACGGACAGCATTGTCAAACTGGATGCTGCTCTGGCAGCCGCTGCCATCGGTATTACCGGCTACGCAGTAAAAATATCGGATGATTTCGATACCGCGTTCTCCGAGATCGCGACCTTGATCGACCAGCCCGCAGACAACCTTCGTGACTTCCAGTCACAGATTCTTCAGTACTCGGAAAAGTCGACAGCCTCTCTCCAGCAAATCACCCAGGCAACATACAGCGCAATTTCTGCGGGTGTGGACTACCGGAATTCGTTGGAAATCATCGCGGCTTC